CCGGGATACCAAAAACTATGATTTAAAAATTTATGTTCGGTTTCTGAAACCGTCCACGCAGGTTTTGCAACCTTCTTGACCAAAAACTCGCGCAACCCTTGAGTGCTTGAACCGCCAGGGATACTTAAAATAAATTTATAATTGCGTTTTGGTTCTAAATTAGGGTCTTGCCAAAAAGTCATCTAGTGTTTCTCCTATTGTAATTAGTCATTCTTAAAAATTAATCCTCAAACGACGCTCCAGTATTTGTAATTATAAAGTCAATTGCGATAAACTCAATTGCTCTTGTTGGTTTTAGGAAAATCTTTGCATACATGATATTTCTATCGACCAAATCTGGAGTTGTAGTTGTTGTATCCAAGACTACCTTGTAGTCTTCTAAACCTAAACGAGTTTTTACACTGTCTAAGAATGGAACGACTTGTCCAGTAAATCTATCCCAAGTAACTTGCGTGTTGGGATCGAAAAGTAATCTTGCAGAGACTCTTGAAATTGCTTTCTTTACATGAATCATCAATCGCCGCACATTAACCCTATCAAGCGCACTTCGACTTGCTTGTAAGGTCTTTTGCCCGAAGACAACCAACCCTTCGGCTGGGAATGAAGCAATCGGATTAATGTTATTCTCATAAAGTCTATCACGATTCTTCGATGTCAAGCGTTCGGTAACTCCAATAACTGGAATTCCAGCTGCTCCGTCTGTAAGTCCACCGCGATTAAATCCGGCTGGCGCAAACCATACTTCAGATTTTGCTTGTGAATATGCATAAGTTCCGAGTGCTGCCAATGAAGGCGGCGCAAAAAAGCTCACGCCAGAGTCCGCATCACGGACTTGAATCCATGGATAATAAGCGGCGCCATAACTATTGTTAATTTGGCGTGATCTCATCGATGTTGCCGCTGTTTTGGCTTTGCCTCTGTTGTCAGTATCATAATCATTACCCTTTGAGGAACGATCCGGTGGCGGCTGATAGCCGCTCTCGATGTCGATAACCGCCATGACATCCGCTCTTCGTTGACAAGTGTCCAACATGTGATTTGTTAGGCCAATTGCTTTTGTGGTAGTTCCAATACCTGGAGCTGACATTAAGTTACACTCAACCAATTCTGGATCCGAAACCGAATCAATCGCCTGCTGAACCGAATTATATTTATAGGAATTATAAATTGTTGGTGTTGCCTGAGAATAATAGTTGTTAAATGGCTGAGTTTCTCGAATATCTGTTCCATTAAATCCACCAAACATTGGAATAGTAAACTGATTCCATTCACCATCTAATGTATCCTTATAAGAGTTGGAACCTGTAGAAGCAAGCGCATAACCTTGCTTATAGGAACCTGACCAATAATATGCTTCTTGGGTTTGTGAAGTTTTCGGAACCGAATTACCACCACTATACGTTGTTCCCAACGATGCAGTATGATAAGATACATCTTCAAGTGTGAAGACATACTGATATTCAATTACATTTCCAGTAGCTGAATATGAAACATCTGTGACAGGTGCATTTGCGGGTCGATAACCCATCAAGCCTCTTACAACATCTTCATATGCGTTATCAAATCGAGTGCTCGCCCCATTTTTAGTTGTGTCAAGTCCCCAATATGCATCTGTTGGATCATTTAAATTACCTACAGTCGTATTGGTTCGTACATAAGTACGAGGAAACTCAAAACTAGCAGTAAATGCGGCGCCGTCTCCCGATGCAGTGCCCACATTTACAAGAGGCAACGCAGCCCCGGCATAATTGAGCATATTATAAGAAGGCGCAGCCCCAGAAGTTCTAACCATAGCTCGACTGAAATTCGTCTCACCGCCTAAGCCACCAGCAGTTCCGGGAATTGTAGCAAGATCGCTTCCACTCAAGACCTGAAAAGCACCCCATCGAACTGGACCTTGATAACCCAGCGGCAGCATATCTGCTTCGCTAGGACCATTTTCATTTTTCATCTTGATATAAATATATTTAGAATTATTTGCATATTTACCAAAATATCTATATCGCCTATCAGTATCATCCCATCTAGCAAATTGATCTCCAATTCGCCGCCCAATAAAGTTGGGAGAATTAGGATTTAAATCTAGACCTGAAAAGCTTTCTAGTACACGAGGAACTTCATCAGAATCATTTGCCTTTCTCACTTGAATCCCGAAGGTTCCATAAGGATCCGAAGGTTCATTAGAGTATCTAATATCAGTGATAGAGATTTTGATGTTCTCTTGTGTCCATTCACCTGCGTCCAACGCAATAATCTGAAATAATTCTTCGTTTTTTTCAGGTGTGGAACTTCCAGATGCAACTTTTGACTGTGCAACAATCCAGTTAGTTTGCGCAGGTGTCATGCTCGCATAATTTCGACTATAAATGTTGGCTGAAGACATTGCAGGAGTATAGAGCGCCGCGATGAATCCTAAAGTTGAACGTGCGGCACTAGAGGATGCAGCAGTAAGTTGTTCGGTTACATCTCTTTCAAATGATTCGCCAAGAAAATATTTCTTAACTTCGTTGCTAGCATATAAGCGCGAAGTCATTTTGGTTGGATTAGTATTAAAAACTTTTCGAATAAAATTACCCGCAGTTTCATCCTTGATATTAAAATTAACAGTTTCTGTGATTGCGCCGGTTTCATCCTTAACGAGCGCAGTGAACGTTGGACCAGCGGCAACACTTCTAATTAACATACCAGAGCCCGTCACAACTGCTCCACCAGCTCTAGCAGCTCCCGATAATTCAATGGAAGAAGAAGCACAATACCAAACCGCAGCTAAAGTGCCCGTGAGCGCTTCAGTCGTTGAACTTCCACTATCGCAAACAAATAATCCTAATGCGCCAGGGCCAGCATTTCCGGCAGTACCGCGAGTTCCATTTGGAGTTCCACCAATTTGCCAACCAGCTCTTCCAGTTGTTGTTGCTGTGCTATCGGAGTGTTCTTGGCCTAAAAGACGAACATAAGTTAAGGGAGAGCCATTCGCCAACCAGGCTTGAGCCGCATAAGCACCAAATATTGGCTCCATTCCTTCTGAACCATTTCTCCAGATATCGTCACCAGCGCCTCCCGGTAATGGTTCTCCAAAAATTTCTACGAATTCGCTAAAACTTTGGACCCTTACTGGTCGAAGCGCTGGACCTCTTTGGGCACGGCCAATAATAACTGGTCCGACTGCCTCTGGTTCATCGGGAAGTTGTGATCTGTCGATTTCGCGAAGTTGAATCCCCGGTGATACAAATCTGAATTTGCTTTGTGCCATGCGTCTTTCTCCTTATAGTGCTTTAAAAGTCTCTAATAAATAGTAGCTTATTGCTCGAAAAGACAAAGGAATGATTAGGACCGATATTTTCCTGGAGGGGTGCCAATTGGTCCCCAATCTGGTTCATCGCCCATAATAACTCTTTCTCTGGGAGTTTTTACATCAACTACGTTTTCTCGAATAACAATATGAGGTTGCTCATCATTCTTATTTGCGCCCACAAGATATCCTAGAACCTTTAATGTAATTTTAGTTTCATAAATACGAGTTTCATCGGCCAAATCAGTCACATTATTTTCTGAAGTAAAATCTGACTGCATAAATGTTTCATAAGAATGCCCATCTTGTTTTAAAACTAAATAATTTATGCCCTGAGTTGCTGTTGCAAAAGGTTGCAGAACCTCATTCATCTGTTGTTGGTATTCTGTTCTCGCACTAATTGTGTAGTTTACATCAATATAGACTGGCATTGGAATAGTGATAGTTTCATAAACAGCTTGTTTGTTTTTGGGCATAGGAAAATTAATTTGTTGTGCTCCGGGATTTCCTGCATTTCCCACAATGCGTTTTTTCTTTCTATAAGCATTTGCATTTGCAAAGTTAGCAGTTTTATCTTGCTGAAGTCTACGAGCAATAGTTATGGAACCACCCTTTGCATCATTCACATAAGGAATGTTTCCATAAAAAACACCCTTTTTTGCTGGATCTTTTGAGAACCCATCTCGTTGCAGGGTCATCATCGGAAAGATCAAAGCACCATCAGAATCTCTCAAATCTTTGTTGTTTTTTATCTGCCAAGAGCGTTCTCCTGCAACCCAGATGACTGGAACTGTCTTCCATCCCTTGTTGGTAGTGCAAGCAATTTTTAGCTTATTCTTTAGCCAATCATAAACCGCAGTGTCTATAGTTTCAAGAGTCGAAGGCTTATAAGACATGATGGTCCGCATGTCATTCGGTTTTTGATTACGATCTACAGAGCCAGTTAAAATTGAATTAGTCATAATTATGTCCCATCAAATAGTCCTTGACGTGCTCGCGAACATTTAGCAGAAATTTCCAACATATGTTCGGTTTGTCCAAACAATTGCTTTGGTTCGCTAAGAGTAATTATCTCATAATAATCTTCCCCATATAAAATAAAATCTCCTTCTCGAACAAACAAGTTTTGATCTTCTGTTAACCTTCGTTTATGAAAATGACAGGTTAAATTATAAATACGATCCAAACCATAGTTGGTTGCAGTTGTAGTGGTCTCATCCCATTCAACGAGAACATATACGCGGACAGGAGGTAAATAATTTTTTTGAATCGCCTCGCCATATATGGGATGAAAGTCGGTATGAACATCACTAATTGGATAATAAAGAATAGTTTGTCCAATAACGCGCTCGATGAGTTCATCATTGACTTGTTTTACCAGATCTCTTTCTTTTTTTCCTAAAAAAAGTGGAGGCGGTGGACTATCAGGTCTGTTCCATTTGTTTTCCGCCACTTATTTATCCTCTATAAATTCCCATTGGAATACTAACCTGAATTTTATTAGAATTTTCTACTAGATTGGCATCAGATTCCATCATTGCTTCATAAGTTAGTTTGTCTAATAATTCAACAAGTTCTGTTTTAAGTTTTTCTTGCTCTTCTTTTGCTTGTGTTGCAAGTTCAGAGGCATTTAAAGTTACTGCTTCACCTGGAATGGGAATGTTACCAAACTTTCCTCTTATTTGTGCAAGCATTCCTTTAACAAGTGCTAATGCATATTTTCTAATCCACTGTTTACCCATGCTGTTAATGTTTGGATAAGGAATATTGGCAAAGGGAAGAGTGTTATAATTATTTACACCATCTACTCCGCTTTTTCGAGTAGAATCTTCTGTCCATGCATCTTGAGGGATGGTAAAATCAAACCATATTTTTGTAGGAGCCCCAGTTCCCGGCGTCGATGGTGGCGGATAAATTCTAATTCTATTATCCTGAATTTCATAAGCATAGTGAGAAGCTCTTGTGTAGAGATTCGTTTCAAAGGCCATCGCCTGAAGTTTATTTTGCCATGCCGGAACAACTTCAAATGTAGATTCATCCGAATATTGGCCATATGTTGTTAAATTTCCTACAACATTCAACCCGCCATAATATCCATAGAATCTCCACATAGTGCGAGGTGATCTATAATAAACTCGTCTGATTGCTATCCTTTTGTTATCAACGCTGCCTGTAAAAAGAGAACCCGAAAAAGACCCATTTATAGATGCATTTTGTACGATGTATTGCAAATTATATTCCTGAACATCGTTTTTTAAAGCAATTGATGCAGAATAAATTCTTACATCATCCCCAAAACCGGCTCCACCAGCCAGCCCGTCAGCAACTCGCTCACTATATTCGAATTTAAACTTGGGAAACTTTAATGCAAGGTGCGTGCCACTTAAACTAGAAGATAATGTCCCAGTTTCAAGTGCTCCCTCGTGATCAAAAGTACCTGTAGTAGCCCCCAAAAAATCAGATAAAACATTTCTAGCTTGGTGATTGTTAATAATGGAACAATATTCTAATGTTGCCATTTCATAAGAAGTATAAACATTATTTTCTGTTAATTCAATATCAAGAACATCACCTCCCAACATTTTATATGTAAGAGCTACTTGGGCGACGGCACCCGATGTCCATTGGCTTGAGCTTAATGGTCCTGTCAAATAAACCCCATAAGGCACACTTGCAGTTGTCACAAGATCATAAGATCCAGTAGATTTTAATACATAGGGGCTTGTTTTTTGAACTGGGGTTAACTTAGGGACTGCCATTATTATGCTCCTCTTAGTTAAATAGTTGAAACGTGCTTTAAACGAAAAAGAAAACCCCGCCTCTCAAAAAGAAAGACGGGGTTTCCAATGTTAAAAAGATAAGTCTAATAAATTAGACGAGATCTTCGACAACCACAAGGCCATACATGTCAGGTCGAACCATCTTCTTACCATAACGGGTCATAACACCCTTACGAGGCACAAAGTCCTCTGGTCCAAAGATAGTAGGCGTGACTTGCAGCGGAACGTATGGAGCATACACATAGCCACTCTCAAGGAAGCTATTGCCCTTACGCCCAACAAGAATTAGGTTTCGTGGGAAATACGGATCAACGTATACATCCCATTTCTTACTAATTGAGCCCACCTTAACAGCACCTGCGGTGCCCTTGTTCTCATCGGCAGTTGTGTCTGCGCGGAATCCACTCGTAAACTCAAGAACGTTCGCAACTTCTGGGCTTGTAACAATAAAGTTAGCCCCGCCACGAAGCGTCTTGCGATGAATCTGTGCAGAAACATCATTGACAGTTTCGAGAAGAGTCTCATACCACTCAGATACTGTTCCGGTGAAGTCAGGGAAGAGAGTCTGATTAACAGACGCCCCGCCACTAGAACCCGTCCGTGCAACAAACTTGCCCGGTTTCCGTGACCAGTAATAAGTGCCAGCCTTTGCACCAATAACAAGATCCTCAAGAATTTCTTGATCAATCTCAAGTGCAATTTGCTCAGAAAGAATACCAGTTAACTCAACCTCGGCATCGAGATTGTGATAAGCGTTAATATCTTGCTGAAGCTCTGGTGTCCACTTAGCCTTAAGCTTCTTGGTCATCGCAGTGATTGCCACACTATCGACCTTAATGTCGATTTCGGGAATCGCTGTCGAATTCTCAAGACCCCACTCAACACTACCAACCACTGAGCCAAGTGCGTTTCCGCCTTGCCATGAATCTTTCATGGGGAACTCAACCGTCAGATCGAGACTACACAAATCACCCGCACCTGTATAAGCAGCTGTATTAGATACAGAACTACCATCCAAAGATGCATAGATAAGATAGATTCCAGGGTCTGACGCATTGTCAGTGGAACTCAGGAATCCGTTATCCGTACCAGAAAGCTGAGTCAACCAACGCACTTGTGTTGCATTACCAGACAATGCGGGCATTGCGCGAATAGCAACAAGATTGTTGAGATCTACTGACGAGTTGTTTGTACCTTCTGTCAGGGTTGAAGATGCTGTAAGCATACGATAAACAGCAAACCGCGTTGTACCCGAAACAAAATCAGGATCGAATCGCCCTAATCGTGCAAAATCTTCAGCGGTTGAATAGCCTGCGCCACCACCGACTGAAAAGGAAACAAATCCATCTACTGCTTTACCAAATGTACCGGATGCAACCATATAAACCGTTGCAGATACAGATCCAGTTGGCGTAGCGTAACCATTGTTAAGGTTGTAGAAACTCGTTTGAGAGCCACTAAGGCTCGCCAAGTTAACACCGCCAGTAATTTGACGACCGACAACTCCACCACCATACAGTGAATCATTGGCCTTATGAGCGCCAATGCGTGCGCTGGTAAATGTAAAGTCTAGGAAGAAAATGAGGCCAGATGGTAAGCTCATAGGTTGAACTGACACTAGCTCATTTGCAATTAGACCACCGAATACACGACGGACAATTGGGAATGCGACGGCTGCAAAACCTTCGACATCACCGGCTGCCATTGCAGAAGCTTCTCGCAGAAGCTCTTTTGCTTGATTTTCGAGAAGTGCGGCCATACTATTACGGTTATGATCTGCCTCAATTCCCTCAAGAAGACCAGTCTTTTCCCACTTATTGAGAAGAGCTTGGCCCTCTTTTTGGACATTACGACTCATAATGCCCTCTGTTAATTTTTCAATAATACTCATTATTTTTTTCTCCTTAAATAATTCCTGCAAGTCTCTTCATTCGCTCGGAAGCAGAATCAGAGACTTGCGTTTCTTTGTTGTTTGATTTCAAAATAAGCCTGCTATTTTTACTTACAGCTTCATTTAAGTTTTGAGGTGCTCTTGCACCTTTTGACGAAAGTGAATCCTGCAAAGTTTCATAAATAACTTTGGCTTCTTCAATTGAATTCGCGTTTGAAACCGCTTCGACAAGTTTATCTTTTTGTCGCTCATTCAAGGAGTCGGATTTCAGAATACGATTCTGATATACCAATTTAGCATTGGCAGTATTAATTTCAGATAGTTTATTACTAATCTGACGGGCAACACTCTTAAGCTCTTTGTGCTCTTTTGCAAGTCTATTCTTTCCAGACTTGAGAGATTTTACATGCTCTTCTAAATTTACGATTTGTTTAAGTGCCTTTTCGAACTCTTCATTTTCTTCTTTACGCGCTGTGTCTTGAGCAGCTGCGGCAGCGATATCAACTGCATATCTTTGTTCGAGTCCTGTTGGGTGAGTTGTTCCTAGCATTCCCCGAGGCACATTTTCTAGGTCAACTTTTAAAATTTCATCAATGGCTTGCGAGATTGAGTCTTCATCAAGAGATTCTTCGTAGCGAACGCCAGGAGATGTTGTGGTTTCTTCTCCCCCGCTAACGCCAGATACGACTTTGATTGCTTCTTTGGCGTCTTCTGGGGACATTCCGGTCGCCACCATCAATTTATATCTTTGGTTAGCTGACCATGGGCCTGGCTCTTCTGGCTCATCAACCGCAGGCGCTGGCTCATCAACCGCAGGCGCTGGCTCATCAACCGCAGGCGCTGGCTCATCAGATACTTCCAGCTCCAG